CTGGTAACGAGGAGCTTTTCGAGGTCCTCAAGCAAGACGCGCAAACGGCGCGCGATATGGGCGGGTCCGATCTCCGGGACTTCTTAACTAAGTCCCTTAATCTATGGGTCGAGAATACCGACGACGTGTTTATAAATTCCGATAAGTGGGCTAAATGCGGCTCGGATCGGACACTCGAGGATTTCCGCGGTAAAAAGTGTATGGTCGGCCTCGACCTATCTAGCGGCGGCGACTTGACGACGCTCGCGCTCGAGTTCGAGGAGGACGGCCGTTATTATTGGTACTCACATAGCTTTATGCCTCGCGGACGCCTCGAGGAGCATATCGAGACGGATCTAGCGCCTTATGATTTATGGGTATCTATGGAACTGATAACCGTAACAGGTGGCTCTATGGATTTCAAGAACGACTATAAGTTTATTATCCGACATTTAGCCGAGTTAAAGACGGAGTACGATCTCGAGTTTTTGGCTATCTGTATCGATCCGCATAACGCGGACGGTATCCTCGCGGATCTTGAGGCGTTCGGCGTCCCGGTCATAATCGTAACTCAGTCGGCGAGAGCGCTTAACGACGCGACGGTCGACGTACAGTTACTCGTTAAATCCGAGGCGGTCGATTATAACCGTAATAACGAGCTCTTGACCTGGTCGTTCCTCAATGCGAAAACGGTCCGTAACTCTTTTGACGAGATCAAGGTCGACAAACGTCCTGGTCAACACTTTAAGCGTATCGATCCGGTCGACGCCGTGATCGACGCGCATTACGGGACCATTAAAAACAGGACGGACGCGCCTCCGGTCAACGTGGAGGACGAGCTCGCTAAATATCTTAAAAACATGGGTTGGACTCAATGAGGAGGAATTATGTAAACATGGGAATTATAAAAGATTTTTTGGACTATCGGCGATCAAAAAAAGCCGAGCCGGACCTTAATAAATCGTCCTCGGAGATTATTCAACAGTGGAACACTCTCGCGTCGTGGTTAGGTCTCTCGGACGTCGAGGACGAGGCACTAAGTGAGGCGACGTACTTTACGTGTCTCAAGGTCTTAAGCGAGGCCGTCGGTAAGCTCCCACTCAAGTTACAGGTCCACACCGAGCGCGACGGGGTCGGCGAGGCTCGTAAACATTATTTGTGGTATGTAATACACGACCGACCTAATAAATTTATGACGGCGTCGACGTTCTGGTCGACGGTCGAACAAAATCGTAATCACTATGGTAACGCTTACGTATGGATCCAGGGCGCCGGAAAAAATACTCAGTTATGGATATTACCGTCGCCGGACGTCGAGGTGTGGTACGACGACGCGTGTATATTGGCCGATGCTCCGGACGTTTATTATTTATACGCCGGTCCGGATAAAGTATATCGTTTCGGATCAGAGGAAATCTTACATTTTAAGGGCTCCAATACCTTTGACGGCCTTGTCGGTATATCCGTACAGAATCAGTTAAAGACGACGATCGGCGGCGGGACTAAGTCTCAAAAGCTCATAAACGGTATGTATGACTCCGGATTTACGGCTAAAGCCGTCTTACAGTATACCGGATCACTTTCCGACGAGAATGTTAAAACGTTCGTAAAGGGTATCGAGTCATACGCTAAGGGAGCGCTTAAGGCTGAGGGTATTAAAAATATAATTCCAATACCGCTCGGCGCGACGCTTACGCCGCTTAATATCAAACTCGCCGATAATCAGTTTTTGGAGCTGAGACAGTACTCGGCTTTACAGATTGCGAGCGCGTTCGGGATTAAGCCGTATCAGATCGGCGATTATACTAAGAGCTCTTACAGCTCGGCCGAGGCTCAACAGCTTAGTTTTTTGGTCGATACTCTTTTATATATCCTCAAACAGTATGAGGAGGAGCTTACATATAAGCTCTTAACGAGGGGCGAGGTCGATAACGGCTATTACTTTAAGTTCAACGTAGACGCTATCCTCCGGGCAGATTTTAAGACTAAGGTCGAGACTCTTAGCAAGGCGACCAATTCGTTCTTAATGACTCCGAACGAGGCGAGACAAAAGCTCGACCTCGAAAAAGTTGACGGAGGCGATCGTCTCCTCGGTAACGGCGCGAGTATTCCGGTCCAGTTTACCGGATCTCAATATACTAACGGTCAAACGTCCGGGACGGACGCCTCGGCCGGAAATACATAAGGGAGGAGGTAAAAGATTTGGATACAGATAATATTTTGACTCTTGACGACGGACTTATATCTAAGTCGACCGAGATCGCGCTCCAGGACGTCACGGACGAGGACCTTAAGAAGATCAATAAATTCTCACTGACTCCGCTCAAGGCTGAGGACGTTTTCGTCTTTAAGGCCGAGATCGGCGACAATGAGACCGACGATCGTAATTTCGAGCCGTTCAATCTGACAGCTCTTAAGGATCTCGCTAAGACGTATCCGGGCCGGACATTGATAAAGGATCATAGACGGACGGCCGATAATATGGTCGGACGCATCTACGACGCCGAGCTCGTTACGAGCGACAAGACGACCGGCGCGGGCGAGACGTTCGCGAAAGTGGTCGCTAAAATCTATATGGTCCGGACCGAGAAAAACGCCGACCTTATTAAAGAGATCCAGGCGGGTATTAAAAAAGAGGTCTCGACCGGAGTACGGCCCAAACGTCTTATTTGTAACATTTGCGGATCTGACAATATGAAAACATATTGCCCGCATTGGCCAGGACGCGAATACGAAAAAGACACGGGTAAGACAACATGTTTAATGACGATCGACGGCGTAAAGGACGCTTACGAGCTGAGTCTCGTAGCGGTCCCGGCTCAGCCGCGCGCCGGTACTGTCAAACATTACGGCCCTAAGCCGCCGGAAACTGATCCGGAGGAGGCCGAAAAAACAATCGAGCCGGAGATTACTCCGGAGGATCCAGTTAATAAAGACGCGGATATCGAGCTCCGGCTCAAATATCTCGAGTCTTTTATTTTTACCAATGTTCACGATAAACCGTAAATTTAAGGAGATTTTCACGTATGAACAAAAAAATGAGAGAGCTCCTCGCAACGATCGAGGCAAAGACAAAAGAAGCGCGTGGTTATATGGACGGAGAGAACAAGGACGTAAATAAGGCGTCCGCGCTCCTGGATGAGGTCGCCGATCTCAAAAAGGAATTTGAGACCGAAAAGAGAATTTATGAACTTGAAAAAGAGGATCAGATCCCGGAGGCAAAGGCCCAGGAGACAAAACAGGTCAAGAGCGCCGAGGAGTCTCTTAAGGCGTTCGGCCGCGCGGCTAAGGCGAGATTTAAGACCAATGATTATGACGGTACGCTCAACGAGTCCGTAAGCGCCGACGGCGGGTATACCGTCCCGGAGGACATTCTTACAAGAGTCGAGACTCTGAGAGAGGCCGAGTTTTCTTTCCTTAAGCTCGTCCGCCGCATTAAGGTCCGTACAGCGACCGGCGCGAGAACATTCAAGAAGCGGTCACAGCATACCGGATTTAACAAGGTCGGCGAGGCGTCTAAGATCGGCGCGACCGCTACACCGCAGTTCGAGCGCATTACATACGCGATCGACAAGTACGCCGGTTATATGCCGCTCACGAACGAACTCCGTTCTGACTCCGACGCTAACGTCGCTCAGATCGTTATTGATTGGCTCGCGGCTGAGTCCCGCGCAACAGCAAATAAACTGATCCTCGCCGCGATCAATTCGAACGGCGACGAGACCAATTTCGAGGACCTGGACGGTATTAAGAAGTGTCTTAACGTGACGCTCGGATCGATCTTTAAGTCTAGCTCTAAGATTGTCACGAACGACGACGGCCTCCAGTATCTCGACACTCTTAAAGACAACGACGACAAGTATCTCCTCGCTCCGTCTCCGGCGGATCCCATGAGGTTACAGCTCTCAGCCGGTGCGACCGTTGTCCCGGTCGAGATCGTTCCGAACGTGGTAATGCCGTCTACACCGACTTACAGCGCGTCCGAGGATACCTCGGTCGTCTCCGGTAAGACTTACTACACAGTAAGCGACGGCGTATATACTAAGGTCGCTTCTCCGATCGGTAATCCGAGTACGAGCTCTTACTATGAAATGGATCCGACTCCTAAGATCCCGTTCATTATCGGCGATCTTTCCGAGGGTATTGTTTACTGGGATCGTCAGCTTATGACAATCGCCGAGAGCGGCGTCGCCTCCATTGGAGAGTTTAACGCGTTCGAACAGGATCTCACTCTTTATAGAGCGATCGAGCGCGAGGACGTTACTCTCCGTGATACTGAGGCATTTGTACACGGTTACATTCAGCCGGGTACAACGGGGGAATAACAGCCCTTGACGATAGCGATCCGGAGGAAACGGAGACCGTTTCTATCGAAAACGCGGACGCGAACGACGACGGCGCGTATAGCGAGGAGGAGCTTACGGCCTTGACTAAGGCTCAGCTCCTCGAGCTTGCTAATACGTTAGGTGTCGAGGGTGTAACGTCGTCTAATACAAAGGCTCAGATTATCGCCGCGATTTTAGCGGCCCAGGAGGGTTGATAATATGGTCGTCGAGACACAGGACGTATTAAATTATCTCGGTATTGATTACGCCGACACTATGGTAACGGCTAACATTACGAGGCTGATCTCGACGGCCGACTCTTATCTTAAGGGCGCCGTCGGCGATGATTATCCGGTCGATGATCCGAGAGCTAAAGAGCTCGCGCTTATCTTTATCGCTGATCTTTACACAAATCGCGGATCGCTCGACAAGGTATCTTATAGCGTTCGAAAATTTGTTACCGACTCACTTTTACAGCTCCGGCTCGAGCTGAGGAGGGCTAACTAAATGTTTGATAAACCGATTACGATACAGCAAATCGATCAAACTACGGAGGCGTGGGTCGACCATTGGCAACTACACGCGCGGGTCAATAAGACGACCGGGACGGAGTACGTCGAAGCGGGCGCGAATCGGTCACAATCAACAAAGACGTTCGAGGTCCGGTATTTTACAGGGATCGAGGCCGTCGACTTTAACCGCGGCTATTACCGTATCGTTTATAAGGGTCATATCTATAACATCGTGGATTATGACGATTATAAAGAACAGCATATTAACGTTAAGCTCAAAGGGGTATCATATGGCGATTAAAACGTCGATTGATTATCTTGCCTCGGCGGTCGAGAGAGAGCTCGAGCTTTACTCTGATAACGTCCGTAAAGCGGTCCGGTCGGAGACCGATAAAGCTATGCGGAAACTCGTTCAGGAGACCAAAGCGACGGCTCCAGTCGGTCATAGACATAAGCATTATAAGGACCATATAACGAGCAAAGTAACAATGGACTCTATCGGGCGGTATGAAAAAACGTGGTACGTATCCGGATCAGATTACAGACTCTCGCATTTGCTCGAAAAGGGTCACGCTCTCCGGGACGGAGGCCGTACAGCCGGAACTCACTTTATTTTAAAGGCGAGCGTCTCGGTCCTTGAGGCTTATTTCGAGGCGATACATAAGGCGGTACAGAATGGTTAATAAAATACTCACGGGCGCGGGTTTTGTTCTTAATCAGACATATAGAGAGACGCGGTTTTTAAAGCCGCCTAAAACGACATATGCCGTTTATACGGACGAGATCACGGCCCGCGGGCCCGACAATATCAACGCTATTTTTAATCATGAGATTAATATCGAGGTTTACGAATACGCGCCGGATCCCGATAAAGAGGCGGCGATCGAGTCAGAGCTCGATAACGCCGGGATCCCGTATATAAAACAGCCTCGTTATTGGATTCACGAAGAACAACTCTATCAAATCATTTACGAATTTTCGTATACAGAAAAGGGAGAATTTTAAATTATGGCAACTCCGAAAAGAATTGTATTAGGTTCCGGTAAGCTCCACGTCGCCGAGTATACGGCGGCGTCTCAGATCGCGGACGCGTCCGCTATTATCGCTCTTTGTACAGACGCTAATGTCCTCGGATATATTAAGGGCGGCGCGTCTCTTACCTATACGCCGAGCTTTTACGAGGCTAAGGACGATCTCGGTTATGTGACAAAGACGATCATTACAGAGGAGGAGGCGACGCTTACCTCCGGTATTATGACGTTCAACGGTTCGACTCTTGCAAAGCTCAGTACGACCGGCCGCGTCACTGAGGACGCGACAAATCACAGACGTACTCTTAAGATCGGCGGTCTTGGTAACGCGAATAATACAAAGTACGTTATCGTTTTCCACCATGAGGACGACGTCGACGGCGATATCTATGTTTGTATCGTAGGCCGCAACGAGGCCGGGTTTACTCTTGCATTTGCAAAGGACCAGGAGACCGTTATCGACGCCGAGTTTAAGGCCGGAGCCCAGGATAACGACGGTACGCTTATAACGTATATCGAGGAGGATAGCTCCATCACAACGACTACTCCGTAAGCGCGGCGATCGTAGAATTTAATAATGTTTAGTGGGACGGAGGGCCGTAGCTCTCCGTCTTTTTTGGCATAGATAGGAGGACAAATGTCAGATCGGAAGAG